AGTGAAAATTCTGCCTATAGTTTTATTTTGGAGGACAGCTTTTATCTTGTCCGCCAAAACTGCAGCAGCTCCCGTTCCCGTATCTGGTTTAGTAAATACTTGAACGGAAATAAATCCAGGAGTTTTAGTCCTGTTACCACCTAAAGTCATATTGCTAGAGGTAGCAAAAACAATACTGAATCTTACCCATTCATCTACTTCTTCTGAATTATCAAAAAGTACATTATCCCAAGCAATTGGGGTAATAGGAACTAATGGATCTGCATTAACATCGACAACCCAATTATCTTCGAAGTATTCTTCCAAAGTTTTACGTATATCTTCAAAGTCCATTTACCCTCCCTACTGCATTTTCTACGGCAAGTTCTATGAACATAGAAGGCGCCTGTTGAGAGTGTCCATTGTTTAAGAAAACTATGTATTCAGCAGTGTTGTATATAAATACATTATCAGATTTAGGAACGTTTGGCATTTGTGGATATGCATAATTACCAGGAGGTAATTCGCTCTCTGAGCCAGTATCATCCATATTCCAAGATGCTCGTGCGCGACCTGTATCTGAAGGAGTAGCGGCAACTAAATCAGAGAAAATAGTTCTGCAAAGTTTCTCTTTTAGAGTTCTCTCAGCTAAAATAATTTCATCGATTACTCCAGCAACTGGTATACTTATATTAATCATGCTTTAGTACCTCTTGACTGACAAGAGTAAGCAACACCAGCAGGGTCAGTACTTACAGCGATAATTCTAAAAGTGCGTTCGTCTGAGGTACGAGTAATTATATTTCCTATACGAGGACGTTCAGAAATTTCATTGCATAAAATAACTATTTTGCAATCATTAGGTTCTATAGAAGAATTAAAGATTTCTAATTCGCTATATTGTGCAAATATAGCTCTTGATTCAATTGGTTCTACAGGAGTTATTGGAGGGGTAATACCACCTGAAGAAGTATCATATCCACCACGAGGATTATTTGTAAGAGTAATAGCAACAGCGGCATCTACTAAATCTGTATCAAAAGCTAATCCTACTTCTGTTTGAATCTCTTCACGCATTCCCATTAGGCACGCACCAAAGCATTTGTTGAAATAGCACCACCAAATTGAATTGAACAACCTTCTTGATAAAGTAAAGCTGTAACATCAGGAAAAGGATCTTTCCAAGGAGACATTCCTTTAGAATTGTATCTTTTACGAACTGACACACCTTCTGCTTTAACTTCAGATTCTTCTAGAGGACCATTACCTGTTTGACGTGTGAATATATTTTGAGTTAGGTTATAATTAGCTAATATAGCATTAGCTTCTTTAACTATATCAGAAGGATCCTCTGAGTCAAAATCAGGACATTTATATATTTGATCGAAATAAATTTTTGCTTGTATTACAGCCGTTTCTTTGGCTGCATCATCAGTAGATGACTCCCATGGCTCAACACCGTCAAGAATAACGTCTGCTTCACCTTTTGTAACATATGGTGTTACTGCACTCATTCTTTATCGCCTTTACCAATACCTTTAAACCAATTTGATATATTAGACATATGAGCATCTAACTGAGTTAGAATCTCATTTGCGCAATAACCTGCAGCCATCAAATAACCATCTTTAAATCTCTCTGATCCTTCTATAAATTGTCCCATTAAACAACCTACAAAGAAAGCAATAGAAAGATGAATTAAAAATTTTACAAAATGAAAATCTTTGTCACCTTGAGTATGTTCACGCAAATAACGAATCATACCACCAAACATAGCAAGAACTCCAAATTGAAACCACTGTAAAAGTTTTATAAACCACTCTTCATTCATTTTGAATTCTCCAATATATGACGAATACTTAAATTAAATAGTAACAACATAACACAGTCATAAACAGGACGTAAATCTGATAAATAAACTATTGAAGGTTTATATATCAAAAATATGACATTAGCGAATACATACATAATTGTAAGTAATATCATATAAACTGAAAGCACTTTCAATCTACCTTTTGTATGTGGCATTGAAAATACTTTTCTTGAATGTATCAAAACTGATAAGCATATAGCTAAATTCATATATGTAAATAAGTCAGATATACTCATGGTATCCACCTTATTCAGATAATGCTACGGCTTGAACAGTATCAAGTTTAATAGTTGTAATATCTGTAATAGAAGTTACGTTTTCGGCAAATGCATTACAACCATATATATCTTTGCAAGCTAAAGTAGTTTTACCTTTAGCAGAATTGTGTACTTCGTATCCATTAAGAACTTCAGTCATATATCACCTAGGAAGTTAATAGAACAGATGAAATGTTACCATTTTGAATTACAAATCTTGTACCTTCATTCCAAGTTACAGGAGATTGGAATTCACCATAAATAGCAGGAGCGCCGCTTTCACTGTCATCCCATAATGACCAATGAGTTACAGGACCTAAGTTATCAGTGCCAATAGGGAATACTACGGCGTCTGAATTATAAATAACTTCGCCTTCGTCTGCGCTATCATGGTCTAAAGGACATGCTGTACGTTCATACCCACCACCTGATAATTCACCATTATCGCAACCAGGACCTGGATTCTCACTATGAAGAGCTAAATAATATGTACCTCCTGAGAAGATACCACCTAAATATGCTGCTGTTGGACTTGAAAACATATAATCTCCTAAGCGAATAAGAATCTTAAAATTAAATCTCCGGCGGGTATTTTGACCTGTCCACCTTTTGACCAATATACAGGTGTATCTAATAGTCCGTAAAACAACAAACTATTTGAAGTACTATAAATTGCGTAATATAATACTTGACCTAAATCTTCAGTAGCTACTTCGAATAAAACATCTTCAGTATTAACAATTTGAGTACCGTTTTCTTCTGTAGTTGGTTCTCCCCAAATTATATCAGTGCGTGCATACGCGCCACCAAATAATTCTGTATCTTGCTGTGTATTACCAGGAATTTGTATATTTTTAGGAACTGTTTTATACAAAGCTAGTTTACAATCATTTGTAATAGCTGGACCGAAATATCCTGTTAATTGAGAGGTAAACATTATTCCACCGATAACTTAAATTTAAGAGCACCAATAGGAATTCTAAGTACTTTTCCTTCTAACCATTCAACTTGTTCAGTAAATTCACCATGTATAAAAGGTGTTCCGTTTTTATGAATTACAAAGTGCGTAACTAAACCTAAATCGTCAGTTCCTTCTTCGAATACTATTTCATTATTATTTTCGAATGTGGCTCCTGACATATCATGTGTTTTTGGATCTACACCATAATCAAATGAAAAATAACAATCTGTACGTGAATATCCACCACCTTCTAACTCATTTGCAGAACCATCAGGAGTAGGATCTCCTGAATGTAATGAAATTTCAGGAGATCCTCCTGTGGCTATATAAGCTAGATAAATAGATGCAGCAGAACCCCACATACAGTTATTCCGGTATGATTATAGAAATTTCAGAATCAGCAGCGCTAATTCGCAATACACTTATTGTAGTACCCCTTTCAATAAGCATTGTAGTTAATCCTGGTGGCAACATCATGGATGCTGCAGTAGCATCTGCACCTATTTCACAACGGAAATAGTCAGAAGCACTTAAAATAACAATTTCGCTGTCTATTTGAGAAGATGTATTTTGAGTATCTTCAACAGCTAAAAGAATATGTTCTTTATATTTGAAAGACCCCTGTACAGAATCACAAGAGTCTTTATATCTGACATTTTTCATAACAGGGGTTGACATAGTCTTCTACCTTATGCTTGTGCTGCAGGAGCAGTTGTTTCAGGTACTGCAGGTGCAGTTGTTTCAGGTACTGCAGGTGCAGTTGTTTCAGGTGCTGTAGGCTTGTTACCACCTTGTGGTGCATGTTTGTTGCCACCTTGTGGTGCAGTAGACTTTTGTGGAACTTTAACTTCTTCTGCTGCTTTTACAGTTTTTGTGTATCCTGCAGTGATAAAAGCTTTTACTTGATCTTCTTCAACTTGCAGTGGAGCTTTTGTATCTGGGTGATAAAGTGTACGCATAAAATGTTCCTATTGTTTGAAAAAGAGCCTCGCAGTAAATAACGTTCCACGAGGCTGACCCAATTCTATAAAATACCACCTATAGTACGTTAATACTATAGGTGGTTTTTTAATTAATAACCTGACAGTAAAGTTATACGACGTGGATCGATAGCACCTGCGCCAATCATCAAGTCCATGGACATGGTTTCTTGTTTAGTGTCCATATCGTAACCTTGTACGATGCGGATACTATAACCATTTGAACTTACGACTGAAGAAGGTTTGTCGCTTGGCTTGCCAAGTGGAGGCATTGCCAGACCGATTGAACGACTGTCAAAGATTGCACCTTTTAAGCTCAAAGATTCACCTGAACCAATAATAGATACTGCAGCATTATCAGGGATGATCTCGGTGATAGGATCTACTAAATCGATAGATGTAGCAGTCGCATTTGCTTGAGTTTTAACAATCAGAGGACGGCGTACTCCAGCAATACGAATACGATCACCAACTTTGGCTGTACCTGATGTTGCATCAACAGTCAGTGTGCTCATACCGATAAGGTTGTTAGCACCCGCACCATTGTTAGTTTGAGAAGTACAAGTACCTGCAGTTGCATCCAACTCAGGAAAGTTGATAGAACTGAAGAAATCCATACCCAAAGTGCGAGCCATGAAACCTTCACGTAATGCAAGAGCATTATCATTACCACGAATGTTTGCTTGATAAAAGAAGTCTTGACCAAGCAATGCCGCTTCCAAATCAGTGTTCACTAAGCAAAAGCGACCACCTGGTTGCAGTTGCTGTAATGTTGCTGCTTTACGAGCAAGAGCAAT